TTGTGGGGGAACATCATCACACTTACCTCGTCTCCAATAGTCTGTATGATATATTTTTTTAGCTTGTTCTTTGGTAAGATTTTTAATGTCCACATTAGGATACCATCTTTTAGCGATTCCATACTTGGTTTCACCACCTGCATCATCTGGGTCATTTACATAACCACCTTCGTGGTCTAAAACTATATCTATTATTTCTTCAAATGTTGTTTTCATTATGTTCTCCGTATATAAATATATATAAAACAAAAAAACCCTCAATTTTTTATTAAGGGTTTTTTAAGTTATATTTTAATATGATTTATTAGAATTTAAGTATTGCGTAATCATATCTTAATGTTAATGTAATTTCAACAGGGTCTGATGAATCAAATGCCAAATCACCAAATGTAGCACTTTGAATATAAGCACCTTTTAATTCCCATTCTTCAACAACATCACCAACTGGACCTAATAAGTTAAATGTAATATTTTTCTTATAGAAATCTGAATATCCGTCTCTACCAGTTACTGATTCGTGTCCTAAACGAATCCATTCCATTACTTGTTGAGCCGCAGAAGGTACAATTGGGTCATATAAAGTTATATCCAATGTAGACCATCTTGACTTACCTTTAACATATCTCGTTACATTCATATGTTCTAAAATTACTTCATCCGACTCAAGAGTTGGTCTATTAATCGCTTTTATTAAATAAGCATTAATACCATCAATTTGCATTATAAATCTATTTTTGAGCTTTGGCTCAAAAGGGGTAAACATTATATCTTGTGGTTCTAACAATTCTGGCATCTTATTTCTCCTAGTTGTATACCTTTGCTTTCATATATAAATATAAAAAATATTAAAAAATAATAAATATTTATACTACATTAACCTTTTTATTCTGGAAATTGTGCTCCAGTAGGCTGTATTGTGAAATCTAACACAATAAACTCAGCTGTTCTTGTTGGTTGTAAGAATAATTGTCCAATTAATTGATTTCTATCAATTGTATCGGGTGTATTATTACTTTCATCCATTACTACTCTAAATGCACTTAAACCACTTTGAGCTTGAACTTGTTCCAAATATGGATTAGCTATGTTCAAGAATCTTCTTCTTAATGCTGCAGTATTCTGTTCAAACACTAAGAATCTTGAAGATGATGCTATAAATTTCTTAACTTTAATTAATAACCTACGAACATTAACTCTATCTAATGCTGAAGCTTTCTTCTGTAATGTTTTTTGTCCAAATACCGTTACACCTTGACCTGGAAATGTAGCGATTGGATTAACACTTGAATCATATAATGTATCTCTATCAGCTTGAGTTAGTTTTCGTTCTGCTTCTTTTGCAATATTAATAGTTCCTCTATTTAAACCAGCAGGAGCAAACCATTCGTGTGATACTTTATCTGTGTAAGTATATACACCAGCTACTGTAACTGATGGTGGTACCCATCTATTAGTTCCGGCAACTTGAGAATCAGCTACTTTTACCCATGGCCAATACATAGCGGCATAATTAGAATTTCTTGTTTTAGCTTGTGTAGTAGCATCTACTACATTTTTACCATAAACAACTGGGTCTATAACTGCAAAACAATCAGCTCTTGATTCACATACATCAATTATTTTAGAAGCAACTGATGTATGAATACTGTTAATTATACCAGGTGCTAATATTAAATTAATATCATACTCATCTTGATTACTTAATAAATCAAGTGCTTGAATATATTGATTATATCCATTATTACCACCATTACCACTTGGGTCTAATCCTTGTGAATTATTCTCAGATATATTATTATATAAATTTTTAGGATGTTGAACAGTACCATCTGAACCTCCACTAAATGCTCCACCTTGAGAACCACTATTTGAACCACTATAAAATGCAGGTAAAGAGGCTGAATAAGCTGGTACTCTTACATTTCCATTTTCATCAAGATAATCAGTAGTAGGGTCAAGAACTTCAACTCTTACATATTTTGATTTGTTTGCATAAGAACCAGATAACTGTAAAAATGGTTTACCATTCTCATCAGTTCTTACAGTTTGAACTTGGTCACCAATTGCTTTGCCTATATAATTTGTAGAATTTGGGTCAAGATTAATATTAGTATATGATTCAAGTATTTGTTTTTTCTTTTGTATATCTTCACCACTTCTAATCTGTAATGTAAATGTTCCTTTTTTAAGGTTTACAGATGATACTTCATATCTCACATTATCTTTTGAACCATCAGTTAAAATACTGTTTGTACCAAGACTAGCAGAATTATTTAATATTGCACCATCTGATAATGTATGTAGTTTAAATGGTGTTTTAAATACATATGTAGTATTGGTACTATTAAAATCTGAACCTCCTGAAAAGTTTACTGTATTTATTTGAGCTCCGGAAGAAGCTGTTATATTAATATAATTAGAAATAGGTGAACCACCAACTACTAAAGTAGGTGTATTATCATTGGCAGGATTACCTGTAACTCCATATGCACCTTTTCCTTTTTGAGTAAAAACGACACCTGTTGCAGTTGCACTTGCTGATAAATTTAAAAGATGAAGTGATTGACTTGTATTAAACATGTTACTAGCTGATAAAGCTGTTGTAGCTACTGTAGATGCAGATGGGAAATATATAGCAGTTGATGTATTAGTTACCAATCCCGCTGCATTAAGGTCTCTAGAACCAGTAAAAATAAGGTCAACTTTTGTTCCACCATAAGGTGTAAGAGAAGCAGAATGTGCAAATGCCTCACCTCTACCACCAAAATCACCAGCAGTTATAGTTAAACTAGCAGAATGTGCTACACCACCACCAACAATCGCAGGGTCTATTGAAGAAGATATTGTAGCAGATGCGCCACTATAACTTCCAGCTAATATTCTAACGACTGTTAATTTGTTGCCGTGCTTTAAATATTGTTCTGCTGTATGTGAGGTCAAATACTGATAATAATTACTACCACTCTTAAATGAATCTCCAAATTTTCTTTGAAAATCTGAATATGATGATACTACGGTTGGTATCCCTGCTAAACCTTTAACAGTCGGACCAATTAATACCGCACCTATATTTGCAATTGCAGCTGGTAAAAAACTCTTATCTATCTCATTAGTATAAACACCAGGCGAAACTATTTTTTCTGCCATTAAATCTCTCCAATTTATTTATTATTCAGGAAACGAAGCCCCTGTTGGTTGAACTGTGAAATCTAATACAATAAACTCTGCAGTTCTAGTTGGTTGTAAAAATATCTGACCAATTAATTGATTTCTATCAATTGTATCAGGTGTGTTATTCGTTTCATCCATTACTACTCTAAACGCACTCAATCCACTTTGTGATTGAACTTGTTCTAAGAATGGATTTGCTATCTGTAAGAATCTTCTTCTTGTTGCCGATGTATTTTGTTCAAATACAAGGAATCTTGAAGATGATGCTATAAATTTCTTAACTTTAATTAATAATCGTCTTACATTTACTCTATCTAATGCTGAAGCTTTCTTCTGTAAAGTTTTCTGACCAAATACAGTCACTCCTTGTCCAGGGAATGTAGCGATTGGATTAACATTTGAATCATACAATGTATCTCTATCACCTTGAGTTAGTTTTCTTTCTGCTTGAATAGCAATATCAATTCCACCACGATTTAAACCAGCTGGTGCAAACCATGGATGAGCTACTCTATCATTAAATGCAAATATTCCACCAAGACATACTGAAGGTGGTACCCATCTTTGTGTTCCAGCATATTGAGAATCAGGTACTTTTATCCATGGCCAATATACAGCAGCATAGTTTGAATCTCTTGATTCGGCTTCAGTCACCGCATCTGCTACATTTTTAGCATATACCACAGGGTCAAGAATGGCGAAACAATCACCTCTACTCTCACATACATTTATAATTTTAGATGCTATGGTTGTATGTTCAGCCGAAATAACACCAGGCGTTAATATTAAATTAATGTCATATTCATCTTGATTACTTAATAAATCAAGAGCTTCTGTATATGATGATAATCCTTTGTCAGTAGATGTTAAATTAAATCCTTGACTATTTGTACTATCTATATCATCATAAAAATTATAAGCTGCTGTAATACCATTTGCTGATGATGTCACAACACTTCCTAATGAATCAAATCCAGCAATTCCATTAGTACCACCTGTAAATCCTCCATTTAATGAACCACTACCAGCAATTGGTAATGATTGAGAAGCTGCATTTACTCTAACATTTCCATTTTCATCTAAATAATCAACAGTATCTCTAATACTACCAACTCTCACAAATTTAGACCTATTTCCATAAGAACCAGATAATTGTAAGAATGGTTTTAAATTTTCATCAAATCTTGTTGTATATCTTTGGTCACCAACTACTTTACCTATATAAGTTGTAGCATTTGGGTCAAGACTTACACCATTAAATGTTTCAATAGTATTTTTTCTTGTCTGAGAATCATCACCTCTTCTAATTGAAAGAGTAAATGTTCCTTTTGAATTGTTTACACTAGAAACTTGCCATCTCAGATTATGTTTTGAACCACTTGTAAGAACACTGTTTGTTGTAGCAGTAGAATCACCATTATTCATAATAGCACCATCGGCTAATGTAGTTAAGGTAAATGATACACCGCTATCAGATAGGCTACCAGTTAATACATTAGCAGTAGCTGGTCCAAATGTTCCATCTAATATTCTAACAACTGTTAATTTATTAGCACTTTTCAAATATTGTTCAGCACAATGTGATGTTAAATATTGAAGTGGAGTAGACCCACTTTTAAAAGTATCTCCAAATTTTGCTTGAAAATCTGAATATGATGATACTACGGTTGGTATCCCTGCTGCACCTTTAACAGTCGGACCAATTAATGCTGCTCCGATATCTGCAATTGCTGCGGGTAAAAAAGTTTGGTCAATTTCGTTTGTAAATACACCGGGGGAAACTATTTTTTCGGCCATTATTATTCTCCTAATTCTTTGCTATAATATTAGATATCCCCATGTGAGACATAGAGATTTTCATATATAAATATATGAAAAAAGTTCTAAACAGTTAGATTTATTTACTTTATTATGATTTATTTGGTATAAATTCACCAGTATCTGGATTTAAAGTTCCTTCACCATATTTTTCAGTGATTCCATCCAAAAATTTTCGTTCTTTAACTTGTATATCTTTAAAATTATTCTCAACTTTGGATTTAGCTTCGTCCAAATTTTTTCCTTGTTCTCGAAGCTTCATTTCTGATATAACTAATTGTCCAAGATGATTTTGAACTTTTAAATATTCTTGTTGTATTTGTTTAACTGTATTAAGTTCTTCATCAGAAAACTTTACAGCTGATTGTTTTTCTTCTAATTTTTCTACTAATTTTGATTCTTCTTCTGGCATTATAACCTCCATTATTTGTTAATTAACTATATATAAATATATATAAATTTTTAAAACAACTAAATTATTTTCCTACTTGTTTATCAGTTGCATCACCTTCAAAATCAAATGAAACCCTTGATGGTGTCAAATATTTTCTTGTATTTGATATTTTGTTTGTTACTATTGAATTTAAATATTCAGGTAATAAATAAGCTTTTGTTGTTATAGTGAATGTCGATTTTATAAATCTCTCACCAGCTTGGTCCATTTCAGATGCATCTGATATACTATCAGTAGTACATAAAAATTTCATATCAGTTCCATCACCCCAATAAGTATGGGATTGGTCTACAAATGTTTCTATTAGTGGATTCATTTGTTCTATAAAGTTTGTCCAAAGTATAAATTCGTAAGTTATGTCACTATAAGTTGGCATTGTTGTAACAATATTTTCATATGTTGGTTGTACTCCTGTTTGAACTGAAAATCTATCGTATTGATTGTCTTTACTCCAACTTGATTTTCTAACTACATTAATAAAATTATTTTTAATATCATGAGAATATGATTGTCCTGATAAATCATTTCTTGAAAGTTCTGTTCTTCGTAACATAATTAATGGAAGTATTAATGAATTATTCTTATCTCTCAATACACCTCTTTTCCTAACTGCTTTCCATCTTTCTTCATTACCATAATAAACAGGTATTTTAAATGTTTCATTTGCTTCTCTGATGACTGGTTTCATTACATTTTTAACATGATTTAAAATAGCAGTGTCGACATCTTTAAGTGTAATTGCATAATTATCTGAAAGATTATTACCTGGTACAATAGTACTTTCTCTATTACCCCTAATTGTAATATTTTTTGTAGAAACTTGGTCTGCTCTATTAATAGTTTCTTTATTAACTACCTGTTTATTTGTTATCTTATTTACTGCCATTTCTTCTTCTCAGTTTTTTAAGTTTATCAAGTTTATTGTTTACCTTACCTTTAAATTCTTCTGATTTAATAGAACTCATATCAGCTTTTCCAATTGCAATTTCTTTTTTAATATCCACTTCAATAGCCTTTGTACCTGTTTGACTTCCACCTGGTATATTATCTAACTTA